CTGGAGATCGCCAAGTCTCTGAAGCGCCGAGGGTGCCCCCGCCTCAGCGAGATCCTCATGGACCGCTGTACGACTATCGAACTCAAGGACGTGGACACCGTCTGGCGATTCCGCAATGGCGGCGAGAAGGAAGTCCGAGCGATCCAGGTGTTCACGCCGTACTCGCAGGAATTCTTGGCCTCCCTCAAGAACCGCGTCCACTGGATGGATCGTCAGATCATCGACCGGCCGAGCACGGACAAGGAGAAGGACTGGGATCGCCGACAAGGTAGGAAGGTCCGAGAGTTCCGTTTCTCCCACTGGGAGGTTTCGGTGACGGCGAAGGCGGGCCTGATGGCGACTTTGATCGATAGCTTCCCTGGCGACGTGGCCAAGGGTGGTAAGGGCCTGTTCACCATTCCGCGAGAGCACGGAAAGAAGCAACGAGAGGCGAGCTGACATGGTGCGAGTCCTGACTAGCAAGCACGGTATCCCCATGGTGCAGGTCAACGTTGGCGATCAAGTGTGGGGCCGGTTCCCGAACATGGACCTGGCGATTGACCACGCGTGCTCTATGCTGGTACCCCCGCACCAGGTGTCCAACGAGATCGAGGAGAGCCAGACTGTCGTAGCTGCATCGGTGCTGAGTGCCCTCGTTACGCAGCATAGCCGCCTGGGCTTGCATGGCGATACACTGCGGCGATGCATGTCTACGAGTGGCGGCACATTGTCCGCGTGACCCTTCCGACGTATGAGCCCCCGCGGGTGCGATCCCCGTGGGGGTTTTCGTTCGTTTGGGGCTTACGACCGTAACTACCGGTTTATACGCTATATACAGGTGACAGGAGGTATTCCATGGTTGCACTTCGTGATGCGCTCGATATCGTTTCTCGCTATACCAACGACAAGAAGTCTGATAGCGGTTACCACGTTGTCGTCCTTAGGGACGGAAAGGCGATGGCGACAGACGGGGAGGTCGGTTGCCTGGTTCCGTGCGAGGTCGCTACAGTTGGCCTCGCCGTTGACTGTGGCGCTCTGCTCAAAATGGTAAAGGCGATCGGCGACGCGGAAATCGAGAAGGCCAAGGGTAGGCGTTTGATCGTGTCTGGCGGAGGTTCCAAGTTTACGATCTCCGCTATTCCCAAAAAGAACGAACCGACCATGGCGGAAATCCCTGGCGATTTGCTCTGGCGTAAGATTACAGCGGATCAGGTTAGGGCGATTGTGGGTCTAATCGCTATCACGGGTAAAGAGCGTGGCGAGGCTAACTATGCTCTGTCAGGTATCCGGTTTACTCCCGACTGGATCGCCGCGGCGTCTTCGTCATCGTTGTCTGTCGTGTGGGTGTCTGGTTCTGTGTTGTCGCCGTTTACGGCTCCTTCTGAGATCCTTAAGGATCTGAGCGGCGAAGTGTCCATCGCTGTACAGAATCGCCGAATATTTGTGCGAGAGGAGAATACGGGGCAGATTCGCTGGGGCCTAGGTATCCAGGCCGAGTGGCCCGACCAGACGGTTAGCGGCGTGTTGGGAGCCGCTAGAGAGGCCAAGGGGCGGCGATCCTGTAAGGTTGATATTGACGACATTTCCGTAGTTGCCAAACAAGCCGGCGTCGTTGCTGGCGGCACTCTTTCGTCATTCAGAATGACCCTTAAAAACGCAGAGGTGATCATTGACGGTAAGAACAAAATGGGAGAAGCCGGTACTAGCGACTTTAGCGGATCTGTGGACGTAGACACTGGCAAGAAGAAGATTAAGGGCGATATGTATGTCGGATTTCTTCCTGCCCTGTTGTGTTCTGGCGCCGACGCAGTCAAGGCGTCAAGCGGTGACGAGTACTATATGAGTGTGGCGGGCGAGCTTGACCCGATCATTCTGTGGAGCGGAGGAGGCGACGTTATCACGGAAGTTCTAGTCCTGCCTCAGCGACTTCTTGACTGGTAGCGCTCGTATATGTTAGGGCCTGTGTATGGCACCAAAAAGACCACCTCCTCCACCGCGTCGTAGAAAGAAAAAGAAGGCGAATGCGTCTCTTGCCTTAGACACGATCCGCGACTCGACAAGAGAGGCACGATCCAGGGACCCCGCCGCTAGGCGGGTTCACCATCGTATGCTTAAGGCGTTCTTGCCGTTCTATGCGACCGAGATCCTGCAGGGTCCTGAGGAGTACGGCGGCAAGTTCTTGCTAGGATCGCACCATTTGGAGTGGGGCGAGATTTGCAACGAGCATCCTCGTATTCTAGCGCTCGCAGCGCGCGATCACGGTAAGTCGCATTTCTGGTGCTTTGCCTATCCGTTGTGGATGGCGGACCGGCGAGCCCCCGGCAAGAAGGGCTATATATTTAGTGCGACAGCGACACAGGCCGAGGAGCACCTGGCCAAAATTCGCGACGAGATTATCGGGGGCGGCGAGCACGGCGGGCCTAACCCTAAACTCGCACACTTGCTGCCGTTCAAGAAGGACACAGCGAGAACTCTAAAGTTTGCGAACAATAGCGAGATCCGTGCTCGCGGGTTTGGCACCAGGGTTCGCGGCGGGCATCCCTTTTGGGCGGTGGGCGACGACGTAGGGAACGACGACTGGATCTGGTCTGAGACCACGCGAACTAAGGCGATCGACTACTTCCTGTCTGCTATTGAGCCTATGATCGTTCCCGGCGGTCAGCTAATCGTAGTTGGTACGCCGTTTCACGCGCAGGACCTGTACAACCACCTGGAGGAAAGCGGCGCGTTCCATATCGTAAAGCATCCCGCTATTGACGAGGTGGGGGCCCCACTGTGGCCTGAGCGGTACGACGAGGATCGGCTCGCGTTTAAGAGAAAGGTCCTGGGGAGCGCGCTACGGTGGAGTCGCGAGTATCTGTGCCAGCCTATTAGCGATGAGGCGTCTCTATTCCCGTCGTGGTTGTTCGACACCCCTGGGATCAAGCAACCATATCGCATGGGTATGGACGGCGATTATTGGGTGGATACCATGGGTTTCGACGTGGCGATGGGTGTTGACCTCGCCATGTCTGCGTCTGCGGGGGCGGACTATTTCGTAATATTCGTGATGGCGATCGATCCTAAGTCTAAGGATAGATACGTCGTGGACATCATCCGCAGAAAGGGCCTAGGTTACCAGGCACAGGTGGACTTAATCGTGGCTACGTCCAAGATCTATCGAGCGGGTATGGTGTTCGTGGAGGCGAACCAGTACCAGCGAGTAATTTCGGATATGGTGATTCGGTCTAGCGACGCTCCGATTAAGGCGTTTTACACGAGTGGCACTGTCCGTAAGCAAGTAACGTCGCAACGTCGCGGTATGACACAGCATTACACCGCGAATAAGAATGCACTGGACCAGGGCGTGCCAGCGCTTCGTATGTTGTTTGAGAACTCCAAGATTCGCATTCCATGGCACCCAGACACACGAGATAGGGTCAAGGTGTGGACCAGCGAAATGCAGGCGTTTGGTTGGGCCGAGGGTAAGTTGCAGGGGGTCGGGGCGCACGATGACACGGTTATGTCGATGTGGTTCTGCGATAAGGCGATCGAGGTGATGGGGTCTGCGTTTATGCCGTCGTTCGGTCCAGACGACGTGGCTCCTGATTTCGATGCTGGCGATCCGTACGATACCGGAGACGGGCCGGGTAGCGAAGACGTGGACTTCTTCGGATCATCTAGCACCGACTGGCGACCTCAAGAGGGAGTTGCCTTTCATCATTTTTAGGTATAGAATGCCTGCGATCAACCAAGCGAGGCTCCACGATGAGTGTCAGATCTGATGGAAGGATCGCCGCTACTGGTAAGCATCCAGATATAGCCGGTTTGAAGCGACCTACTAATCGAGACGTAGTCGATGCGCAGGATTTGATTCGCACCATGCACTCGAATCATACGCCGTCGGATCCTGTTGCGGGTGAGTTTTCGTCTGTCGAGGACGCGGCGTCTGCGTTTGGCCTGGATGCCGAAAAAACCAGGATCGTAGAGTCTTTGATTGGGGACGTGGTTAAGGACGTTCGCGACATGGTGCTTGTCGCTAAGGCAGCTAGAGAGGCCGCCCTGCCTAGCGTAGTCGTGCCCGAGCTGATTAGGCGTGGCGTGAGGTTGCGCGAGCGGTTGAATAAGAGTCTATCGTTTATTGCCAAGGGTAAAAGCCTGCCTATCGGCTCCGAGCGAAGTTGGGGCGGTCGTACGTACGTCAAGGGTAGCGACGGAAAGTGGAAACAGAAGGGGAAGGGTTCCGATAAGGGTACGGACGACAAGCCTAAGCCTAAGCCTAATACCGAAGAAAAGGAAGAAAAGGTCGCTGACGATAAGGGCGGTAAGTCCGCCTCCGGCGACGATAAGAAGGATGACGATAAGAAGGGCAAGAAGGATAAGCCAAAGGGCGGCGACGCTGGAGGTAAAGAGGCGGATAACAAAGGCGGCGAAGACGAGTCTGAGGCGGACCGTTTCGAGAGAATTAAGCAGGAAGCCAAGGACGCGGGGATCAACGTCACAGGCGAGCTTAAGGATCATCACGATCACAAGCACTTGGACCGCCTTGAGGCGAGGATCAAGAAGAAAGCTGCCCAGCAGGCTCAGGCGGGCGCAGAGCAGGAAGACGGCGCTAATCCCATGGACGTAGCTCCGAGCCGCCCAGAGGGGCATGATAGCCCTGTCCAGCCGCATGAGGTCCACCGTTTGCAGCAGGAGGTCCATGATCTTCGAGTGCAACTCGCGCAGATTAAGGATCGCCTGGATTCACCACATCAGAAGGGCATGTATCGCCAACTGGATCAGGAGTCCAAGGAGGTTGCCAAGGATCCGAGCCCCCAGGCGTTGTCGTGGTTGGGCGATCGTATCAATGCGTTTGTTACACTCGTTACTGGTCTAGCCGCCGAGAAGGTGGGCGATTCGTTCGGCGCGAGGGGCAAGGGCGGCGACAAGCCGGATAAGGGCGAGAAAGATAAGCCGGGTGGAGGGAAGCCCGTAGATCGTAGAAAGGAAGGCTATAAGGCGGGCGAGGAAGATCCGGCTGGCTGGGGCGGCGACAAGGGTAAGAAGGGCGATAAGGCCAAGAAGTCGCTATACGTTGACAAGCGAGGGCGGTTGGTCATGCTGTCCGATCGTATAGAGAAGGCTGGCGGCTGGTCGCCGATTCCCGGTGGAAAGCACGGTGGCGAACGTAAGCGTAAGGGCAATGGCTACGAGTACCGCTACCCGTCTAAAGAACACGCGCAACATGCGAATCGCTACCATAGAGACCAGCACCAGAGCATATCTCGCTATAAAGATAGCGACACGTCTATGCACCATCGAGAAGTCGCAGCGGGGGCTTTGCGTGCTTCTGTGAGTGGGCACCCTACAGAAGAAACACACGATTTCCAGAATAAAGCACCTGGTAGCGTGGAGATTGGAGATACGATCGCCGTGGCGTACGACACACCTGGGGGTATGCACGGTGCTTACGATTCTGGTCCAGCCGTATACGGCAAAGTGACTGCAATTACGACTAGTAAGTTGCAATCTGGAACAGTAGCGTACCAACTCAATACAGATCATGGAAATAGAGTGGTTCGTAACTACGCAGGTAGTAGCGTTAGTGTCGTTACACCTAAGAAAAAGGTGAGTGACTCTGGGGGTAAGCCCCCTGTCGATTACGTTACTGTGTCGTCTGCCGATTTGGATTCGTACCCTAACGGAACTGTGATTGAGACTACTCCGAAGAAGGGCGTTAATCGCGGAAAGCCGGTTATGGCGCGAAAGCGTGGCGACGGTGCGTGGGATATTCATTGGGCAAGTTCTAAGGGCGAGCGCGATATGGTGTTGGCTGGCCGGGCTAGGGGTGTGGACGAGAACAAGACCGCCAGGGGTGTTCTGTTCAGGAGCGATCAGTGGCGCGCGTACGACCCCGATCGACCAGCGGATAAGAAGCCGACTAAGGCCAAGTCCGCGTCTAAGTTAGGAGTCAAGCGCACGGCGCCTAAGCCTAAGCCTAAGGCGAAGAAGCCCCCTCCTGCGCCTAGTAAGAATAAGGCTAAGGCGAAGAAGAAGGCACCGCCGACTCCTGCCGTCAAGAAGCCTAAGACGCGAACCACGGGTGGTAACCACGCGAAAAACGAGCACGGGCATAAGCACGATCTAAAGCCTGGCGACATTCTGACCACTCGGTCGCGGCATGGGTCAGAAACAGTAGTCGTGCATATTGGCGGTAAGTTTGAGCACAAAGGCGAGATCCACCGCAATACTAACGCCCTGTTAAACGACATCCACGGAGTTGGTACCGACGATGGGCCTAAGCGGCACGGTACGACGTTTGGGCGTTACTTCGGGCTCACGAAGCAAGAACGGACTACCCGTAAAGCGATTCGAGAGTTGGCTACCCTAATGAAGTCTCGCCATGTCGCAGTTCGCATGGATCGCGGTACAGACGATATTGAGCTTCTTGGCAATTTGGAGAAGGCGGGCGTACCCCCGTATATGCTCCCATACCCAGGATCGCCTCGCGCTGTGATTGACTCCGATGCAGCAATTGACCTAATCCAGTCTATGAGAGGATCTGGCCATGAGTAACTCTGAAGCCGATCGAGAGCGTGTGGCCGCCATCATGTACGAGGGCTATCCGCTGCGAATTGCTGCGGCTATCGCCAACGACATGGCGCGCCTAGGCAATGTAGAGAAGTCGCATAAGGCCCGACTACCTCTAGGGGAGGGCTGGGAGCCCATTACAGGCGGCGACCATTGCGGCGAGGTGAAGTGTACCGGGTCGTGGGAGACTGTGTATTGGTGGCCAGACGCGGAGTCGGCCAACCGAGCAGCCGACGCGTTTTCTCGCGCTGCGGTGGACGATGGCGACGACATGGCTGGCCCCGGTTCGATTCATCTTTCTGTCGAGGCCGGTCGCTTTGCGTTCCGGTCGTCTTACGGGTCCGACGAGTGGGTGGCGTTGCCTAACGACAAGAATGGCGGGATGATTGGGGTGTACGAGGGCGGTGCCGTGTACCAGTGGCCCGACCTGAAGTCTGCGACCTCCGCCTATGCAGGTTGGGAGGCCAAGTGGAAGCGGTGCGTTCGCGACCGTGTGGTAGCAGAGGCCAAGGGCGCTAAGGTCAAGGACCATTCGCACGAAAAGGAATGGCGCTACCGCAGGATCGCGTACGCCGCTCTCGATTGCGCAGAGCTTCACGCTAGGCACGCCCAGTCCAATTCGTACGCCAACCCCATGGATGTCGCCCAGCCGGTGACCAAGAGCCAGCGTAGAGTCGGCATCGGATCGTCCACGTATCGAGTCGTCAAGCACCAGGACCTGCCTCCCGAGCGGTCTGTGCCCAACCTGCCCGAGCCCAACCGTGAGCCCCCAGGGGACATGGTCACAATCGAAGACGACACCCCCACTGGTCCTGTTCGGCTTGGACCAGGTGGTGCGGTAGTTCCCGCTAACTCGGGATTGCTTTCTCGTAAGAGGTAACCAGTGACACTGCTAGACGAGTTTCGCAAGAGTATCGGCGGTGTTCGCACCCTCGCCTCGCTCGGAGTAGAGTCTGCCGAGCGAGGCGTGAAGTTGTTTAACTCGTGGGCAGATACGAGAGAGTCTAACGCCCGACTGCGCGAGTTTGACGAAAAGATTGCTAAGTCCGAGGCTGAGTCCAGGGCCAAGGGCGGGGCCACAGGCAAGCACGATCCTGAGCGTGATCCTAAGTCGCTGCACTTTGATCCGTTCGACCTGGTAGCGATTATGGGCTATAGGGAGAGGCCTAGCGGTCTCTCGTATGGCGCTATGGAGGGCATCGGTAACGGCATGCCTGTAGTTGCCGACGTGATTCGTACTCGCGTGAACCAAACTACCGCGTTTATGAAACGACCTGAAGATAGGCACTCTCCTGGGTTCAAGGTGCGACCTAAGGACTGGGAGAATACACAGACTACTCCGGCTATGGAGCAGCGTCAGCGAGAGATCGAAGACGTAATCCTTAATACTGGGTTTGCCGACGAGGATAACCCAGACGAGCGCGGTGTATCGTTTCAGACGTTCGGTAGGACGTTTATATGGGATTCGCTTAAGTTTGATCAAGCTACGTTTGAGGTGGTGCCTGACCGAAAGGGCGATCCATCTTACTTGACGATTGTAGACCCAACTACGGTTAGACTACTGGACCCAGGCGCTAGAGAGTCAGGCGATCCCTTTGCGGTCCAGGTAATTAACGGGTCGATTGTCGCAGACTTCCTGCCGTCCGAGTTGGCTTTCTGTGTTCGCAACCATCGCAGTTCAATTCGGGCACACGGTTACGGTATCTCCGAGATCGAGAGTCTCGTTCGTGAGATTACCGGGTTCCTGTGGGGTATGGAGTACAACCGTAAGTTTTTCACGCAAGGATCGGCGACTAAGGGTATCTTGAACTTCAAGGGTACGATTCCTGACAAGCACCTAACCGCGTTTCGTAGACAGTGGTACGCGATGGTATCTGGTGTGTCCAACGCGTGGCGCACCCCGATTACGAACGCAGAAGAGTTGCAGTGGATTAACCTCCAAATGTCAAATCGCGACATGGAGTATTCCGCGTGGATGGACTTCCTAATCAAGATTACTTGCGCGAGGTTTCAGATCGCACCTGAGGAGGTTCAGTTCAGTTACGGAAATACCGGCCAGTCGTCCGCCATGGGCCAGGCTCCTATCGAAGAGAAGTTGAAGGCGTCACGCGATCTAGGTCTACGGCCTTTGGTGTGGTTCCTGTTCGATTGCATTAACGAGCATTTCGTTAACCGACTTGACCCCGATTTCGAGGCGGTGCCTGTCGGATTGGATCAAGTGGGCCCCGAGGCTGAAACAGAGCTACTCGGTAAGCAGGTTAAGATTTACAAGACGGTGGACGAGGTTAGGGCACAGGTTGGCGATCCACCACTGCCCGACGGCAAGGGCGAGTGCATCCTAGATCCTACCTGGTTGCAGTTCGCACAGGGTATTGACGGAATGGAGGCCGACGAAGAAGGAGATGGCGAGTTCGATAACACAGTAGACATTGACGATGATACAGACGACGATGGTGATTTCATGTCAGACGGTATAGACGGCGAGGACGCTGGCGAGGATGCCGACCTTGACTCCACACCTGAAGATACTGTAAAATCATCATCGCCAAGGCGCGTTGTTCGGTATGAAATCGAGCTGTAACGCACACGACCGCAAAGCCCCAAAGGAGAACCCATGGGAGCCCCAGCACTCATCGACGCCCAGGCTCAGACGATCCTGGACTACGTTAACGCCCGTATGGAGGCTGACTATAACCAAATCGTGGAAGGCGGAATCATCACTGACGGCGGTACGACACAGGGAGCCGGCGCTGGCACAGCCCCGAACTACGATGCCGACGCCTCCGCTACTATCGCGGTGATCAACGGACAGAAGCACGAGAAGGCCGCCACGGCTGATATCGACTCTACCGCTGGCGCCGCTGTCGCGTGGGGTGCTACCAGTGGTAAGGCTCTGATCGCTACCACTGTTTTCGAGTCGGGTAGCGGCAACGATACTCCGGCATGGAACACCGTGATGGGCGACGTGGCCGATACTGGTGACGAGGTAGCGCCTACCGACGCCGAGATCACTGCGGCCCTCGGCCACGCCAACTGGTTGCGAGTGTCCGATTCGGTTCTGACTCGTGTAGCCGATACGTCAATTACCCTCGTGCCGGATCATACCGTGCGCGATGGTATCGTAAACACATACAGCGGCGTGTCCACTACCGAGTCGGCTTTCCGCGCATAAGGATAAGTCGTGTGCGTCGTCTTCGGATTGAAGCGCCTGCGGGTTTTGTGGCAGACGAGCCTGTAGGGGCTCTAGAGGCCCTAGTCGCTATCGTTGAGTCTGAAGGAGTCGACTCTGACGACTGGTTGGTTAAAGCCCTTCGCGGCCGTGGCGTTAAACGAATCGGGGTTCCTGTGTCTAGGGAGCCCCGATTTCGTGTAATTGAGGGCACAGTCTCCGAAGCGCACAAGCGATACAGCAGTTGTATTACCGCTATGAACCAAGCAATCGCAGAGCGATTGGAACAGGCCGCGAGAGACGCAAAGAAGCAAGCTAAGAAAAAATACGCGACCAAACGGGGTTAATGTGATGGACGCTGGGCTGGCTGAAGGTGTGTTGGTAGTTCTGTCAATTGCAATCGGGATCGTGGGCTACTTCGTTAAGGGTTTGGTAGCTGATCACAACGAAGTCAAGAACAAAGTGATAGACGTAGAGAAGAAAGTCGCGGTGCAAGAGGCCCTAATAGCATCGCAGGATTCTACGATTCAAGAGGTTCGGAAAGACCTCAAAGAGCTGCTTAAAACCATGGGCGAGATTCAAGCGCAAATTGCCGGGATATGTAATAGATCCGGTAGTTAAGGTGCGACGTGTCACTAATCATAACTCCAGAGGTCTTGCGAGACCTTAAACGCATTGTCGCGGACCACCATACCGCTATGGCGGCTGTCTTGTTCGGGGCTCAGGCTGTTACCGATGCCGAGTGGGAGTTGGCGGTTAATCTGGGTCTAGTAGACCCATCGGGGACGACAGCGGGTATCGTTAGCGACTTGCACACGTTCGGTATTCTCATGGCGCATA